TTATTGCACTCATTTCGTTTGCACACTCAACATTAATATAGGCATACAAGTTTATAAAGATATTTGTCATTTGTACCCTTGTTCAATCCTATTTGACCATATTGAACGTTTGTTTTCGATTACTTATATTTAATAAACATCTGTTCAAATTCTATTGGCCATCTTGAACCGTACGATATGCAATGTTCGTATCTTACGATTCCATATGTTCAGTTTCATTAAGTTTTCTGAACATTTGTTCAATGTTTTATTCGTCTTCTGAACATGTTCACTTATATATAAACATTATGGTTGATGTCGTAAGACTTTTGGCTCAAGTCTTAAGTCTTCATTCGCGAAAAACAAGGCGCAAGACACAAGAAACGAGCGAAGTAGCTCTTTTTCCCAACCTTTCTCATCCTAAACACTCAGTGGCTAGCATTCATAAGTTGCTTCGGTTATTAGAGGTCTCCCTAACTTTAAATACCTGGTCAGAAATTAAAATACTGAGCAAACGACTGAACGGCAGGGCCTTCTAATATGACCGGACGAAATCTTACGATTATTCTCATCACCACTCTCATAGTGACTACTGTCGCGGCAGCACTTTATTCAGCGAGCTTAAGAATACCCTCCACAGGTGTAACTAAAACCGTCGGTATTCAATGCTCTGAGTCATTTATCAACTGGGGTTTTCGTTCACCAGGAGACATAGTTAACAGAACAGTAGATATCACTAACAACGGCACGGTCCAAATGACGGTCTATCTCACCACGGAAAATTGGCAGCCCGTAAACGCTTCGATGTATCTTAATTGCACATGGGACCTCGAAGGTTTCACTTTGCAACCTAACGAAACGCATAGCGCAATAATATCCTTATACGTCTCACCGGAAATTACTGGCATTACAACTTTTTCATTCGACATTATTTTAACAGGAGTTGAAAAACTATGAATTGCCCGAAGTGCGGAGGAATTTTAGAAGAACACGGAGGGCGTATTCAAAGACCTAAACCGTTTGCAAAAAACAAAAGTAGAGAATCCCAAATTAGGCAATACTTCCATTGCTCGACCTGTAATAAGAATTTTGTTTTCTCGTATGCCCTCGTCGAGGTCAATGTAGTGAGTAGGTACTTTAAAGGTGCTTAAGGTGTTGAAAATGTCAAGCGGGTGTAAGGTGTGTATGCATCCTAAGGCATTCGAAGTCATGACAAGCGTTTTTCAGGGTAAGATGACTTACATTGATGCAGCCAAGGCGTTAGACTTACCACAATCAACCGTTTGGCACTGCTTTACAACCCACTGGGAAGTCGTCAGCACCGAAGAAGGTGTTGCATTACGACTCAAAAAAGCACAGGAAACAGGCGACTTTGTTAGTATCCTGAAAGAACACATCATGCTTTTTATTGAAAGACTGAAGGAAGCCAGACGTCTTCCAGTATCTTCTTACAACGAACGGGCGGTAACACAACTTTCCGCAGAACTTCGTGCTCTCATGCGTGACATCCTTGAATTCGAAGGTAAACTAAAAGTCGGCGCCCTCGTACAGTTAAACGTCATGCAACTACAGATGTCAAAACTAACCTCCTTTCTCCTTTCAGAGCTGTGCGAGGACGACCGACAAAAACTTTTGAAAGCCCTTCCGCAAATAATCGCGGAGGTTTCAAATGAACAGCCTTAAGCGACTTGAGTTGATAATGAAGGCAAAAGCCGAGCCGGCATTCTTCTTACATTCAAACTACTTTCTTCGTGACGTCGTTCCTTACCCTTTGCAGGAAAACCTTTTCGTTCAGTTCGCAAAAGGCAGATTCAAAGAGTTTATTGGTGTCGGCGGTATGGGAGGTGGCAAGACTTTCTTTAGTTCATTCTTCGCATGTTATGACCTATTCGACTTGCTTATTCGTGAAAATCCTGCGAAAGACTATGGACTAGCTTCACATTCACCGATTTTCATTTTACTCGTCGCAAAGTCTGATGAACAAGCAGCAGATACAATTTACAATGAAGTACGCGTAAAAGTAGAACATAGTCCGTTCTTTCAGGAATTCTTCCCTCATATCAGAGAGTACAACATGACCTTCCGCGGCCACCCAGACGTTGAAGTAATTGCTGGAGGTGCAGCATCTGCAGGGTCTCTCTCCGGTCGAAACGTCAAGTGTGTTGTGTTTGACGAAATCAGCAAATATGACGAAACACATTCCCAAAGGGGGGCCTGGGCAGTTTACAGCGTTTTGCGTAAATCTACGAACCGTTTTGGATTTGACGGACACGTAATTGCCGTCTCAAGCCCTTGGCATGTCAACGACATCATCATGTCACTTTCTCGTAAACAAGACCCTCATACGTTAGTTAAGACTTTTACAACATGGGAAATGAATCCTCACAAAGCGTTGGACTCTCCAGAAATGAAGGCTGAGCTTGAAAAAGACCCGATTACATTTTGGAGAGACTACGGATGCGAACCCCATTCATCAATGGAAGCTTACTACCCCGACCTTTCGGTAATAAGAATCATGGAAGACCGTCCGAATATATTAGAGTCAGGGGTACTTCAGACGAATTTAATAGATATGAAACATACGTACTTTCTGTCGATTGACCCTGCAATAAAGAATGATGCGTTTGGGATTGCTATCATGCACAAAGAAGGGAGTACTGTCGTCGCAGACGGTCTTTGGCGTTTTCATCCGAAACCTAATGAACGGACAATTAATCCTGTTGAAATTCGGCAGTTTCTTACATATATCTGTAGCAAAGTCCCGGTACGCTACCTGGTCACCGACGTTTGGTTTTACCAGGAGGCCTTACAGGAAATCGGAAGGATGGGCATTCAAGTGATTTTTAAACCTAACAGAAAAGAAGAACACGATGAAGTACGCCATGCCTTTTACGACAAACGTCTGGAATTATGCAACTACCCGAACATTCTAGAGGAATTTGGTTCTCTGTTAGTTCTCGATAGTCGTCGCATCGGTGTTGTCAAAGGTGGCAAAATTGATGTTGTGGATGCATTGACAAGAGGTTACTGGGCAGTTCAACAACACTTATCTTCAGAAGTCCTGCCTAACGTCGTGGAGGTTATTTAAAAAATGGTGAAAATCGGTCCGTTTGTAATAGGGCTTAGAACAAAGAAACTTGAAACGACTTCGAGCGCCTCAGCAACGTTAGCGGCTTTAGACTCCGCATTAGAACCTTTTAAGGAAAGCAAGAACAAATATGCAACCTACCAGTCGTTCCTGAAAACCGACCCGGAGTTGAATAATGCAGTAACACGTCTGGCGTTACTGACGTCCTACGCTTACAAGGGCATTTACATAAAAGCAGGTGTGAAGCTCGAAGAAACCGAAAGGCTGTTGTTACAACGTGCAACGGAAGCAGCGAACGACTTTGACTTTCGTGGAAGGTTCTTTTCCCTCGGGAAACGCCTTTTGCGTGACGGCGATGCCTTTTACGTCGTTGCCTTCGATGACGTTGGTGTCCAGCAAATAAAACCATTGCCAATTACGAAACTAACCATCGTAGAAGATGAAAAGCAAATAGGCGACGCAAGTGCAAAGATTCAGGAAGAAAAGATTTACGTTCTAAATGAAATGCAACCTGATGTCGAACAGCGTTTCCCAGAGAATGAAAACCAGAGGGTATTTCACTTTTCCATAGATAATGAAGCCGAAGAAGTACGTGATTCTCTTCATCGCTGGACATTTGGTGTCTGGTCAGAATCTCCGTTAGAGTGTCTTAGAACGTCATTACTTTGGAAACAAGCCGTACGCATTGCTGATGTACTTTGGCGTTACCGAAACGTCCCGAGAGAAGTCCACCAGCTGGATACATCAATGTTTGTACCGGAAAAGTACGCTGGTGCGAATTACGAAGAACAAATACAAAAAGCGACGGCAGCGGCAGAGGCTTACTTAAAGGATTATGCAAGCAAAATTTCCAAGAAAAAAGTCGACCAGGGATACGTCGTGGGTAGTAATGTTAAACAAATTTATTATGTCGAACCACAGAAAACAACGTACTCTGCTCCAAATGACCTTGTTGAACAGATTAATAAGACGATTCGAGAAGGTGTCGGAGCATATGAAATCGGAAAGGGGACATATGCAACGGAGTTAGTCATTGCGTCATATGTCATATTAATGCCCGACCATTTGGCATACAAGATTAAACGAGAGCTTTTGGAGCTTCTTCGATTGCATTTGAAGAAAAAGTTCAAAACGCCAGATGAAGAGCTAGCGAAGTTGGACATTCGCCTCTCACTGGTTCTGGATATCTTGAAAGGCGAGCTCGTTAGACAAATGGCAATATTAGCCGCAACAGGAACACAAACGATAGATGAGTTGCGAGCGTATATTGGGGAAGACCCCATTACAGATGAGCAACTTTCCCGATTAGTTCAAATTACAGGAAAAGGTAGAACCGGGCAATACGCCCAGACGTTATTAGATATCCTTGCACTCACAGGTAGGCAAGTAGAGCCTACAGAACCTGTGACTCCCCAGTCCGCTAGGGAGAGAAAATCAACTTAAGGAGGAATGAAAAATGAGTGAAAGAAAAGTGTTAAGAAGCAACGCAGACTGGATTCTCATAAAAGAAACCGACGGCTCCATAATAGCGAAGTCACAGACCACAGGTGAAGAACGTAAACTGCAAAAAGCAGAAATAGATTCTATGAAGTCTTTGCTAGCACTCATTGAAGCAGAAGGTGTCAAAATTGAGTAGAATCTTTGATACTGCAAAAGCTACTATTAGCATGTTCGTAAGCAAACTTAGCGAACTGTTCTTTAAAGAAAAGTCTAAGGCAACTATACAATGGACAGTTGAGAAGTTCGTCGCCAAAGACAGCAAGGAAATCGCGGAAAAAGGCATAAAGCCATACGAAGTCATTAAGGGCAAACCACACAACTGTCTATTACATGAAGGAATTAGCACTATGCTTGGATTGTTATGCGCTATCGGTTCGGAAACGGCATACAACAACGCTAATGCACGCATTGGAGTAGGAAATGATACAACAGCGCCAGTTGACACTCAAGAAGGTTTACTCGGTGCAAGCCAGCTCTATAAAGCAATAAACACGGGTTATCCACAGAAGAGCGGAGACCACGACATTCTGTTTCAAGGTGACTTCATTTCAGGCGAGGCAGAATTCGATTGGCTCGAGGAAAGTATCGACAATGGGTTAACAGCGAACAAGAACCTTTGCAGGCAAAACACGAATTTAGGCACGAAATCATCGGGACAAACATGGCGACTGACGGGAACAATAACACTAACTTAAACTGCTTCCTATGTGGGATTATATTTGCCCACGATGGAAGTTGCTTTACAGTTTTTACGTGGTGTGAAGGGTAAATATTGGTGGTTTAGGATTCAACGAGACGATGTGCCTTTAGGAGCTCATGTGGAAATTGACCCAAGCGTTGTTGGAGCAAGCACTATGTATTTCGAGCACGTATGGGACACAGGTGATATAAACACAAGAGCTACATATTGCTGTGCCATAATAGATGATGCTGGAACACGCAAAATTATTGCTCCAGTGCAACATGGTGTCAAATGCTATAATATGTCTGGGTCACTACTATGGACTTACACAGGCATAACCAATGGATATGATGTTTACGAGATAGCTGTTGGAGACTTATTGGGTTCTGGATATAATGACACCATTGTTATATGTTCAGGATACTACACTACAGCAACAGATGGCAAAGCTGCAATCGTAGATAGCGATGGAAATCAAGTGCAACTGTTTACTGGAAACGATTTCTCAATCGCAAATGTGGCAAGGGTTTATGGTGCAGCCATAGATGGAACGGATATTTACTTCGCCACTAATAAGGGCATATTCAAGTTTGCCAAGTCGGGAAGCACATGGTCAGAAAGTTGGGCATACGAACTTTCTGATTGTTCCCAGATAATGGTTAAAGACGCTGGAAATGGAAAGAAAGTCTTCGTTGCAGCCAGTCCAGCTTCGAATCAAGGCGTATACTGTTTATCTACTGATGGAACGTTGGAATGGAGCGGGCTAACAAACAACCAGTATACAAAAATATTTGCCATCGGAAAAGTGGACAGCACAAAATCTGGTTTACAGATAATTGTTCCATACCAGCAAGGAGTAAAAATATTCGACAAGGATGGAAATACGCTAGCGACCATAACAACTGGGTCAAACGTTAGAACTGGAATAACACTCTACGATTGTGATGGAGATGGTGAAGACGAGATTTATTTTGCCGACATGGGTCGAGACGTTTACTGTTTTGAAAGAACTGGAGAGAACACTTACAGTCAAAAATACAGTGCGTTGGATGTTACAAATTCTAACCAATACGCTGGTTTAACCCACCACGACTTGGATAATGATGGAGACGATGAAATTTACATTTTCTCAACAGATGGTTACTTATATGTTTATCACGAAACCTTAAGCTTTCAAATATGCACTGTTAATATTGGACATGGTACTGCAGGTGGATACTATGGTGGCTACCAGCAACGTGGAAACGGCATTTACTTCTTAGGTGATAAACTAATAATTTCCGGAGGCACAGGATACGTTGATGTTTACCAAGATAAAAGCTCCGTTGGAACAAGCACAATTGCTAGCGCAACTGATCATCCTTTCCAGCGTAAAACATTTTATGCTGCTGGAAGATTCTGGGTTTTCTACAGTGATGGAACAAACATGGTTTTCCGTTCTTCCACTAATGGAGAGGCATGGTCAAGTGCCACAACAGTTAGAGCATGTGGCGATGGTGCAAAGTTTTCGATTTATTTTGATGGTACCTATGTGCATTACTGCTACGCCACTTATATTGATGAAACCCCTCTATATTATAGGAGAGGAACGCCGAATTCTGATGGAACAATATCGTGGACTGACGAATGCACTGCTGTAGCTGCAGAGTCTGGAGTTAATTACCAATTGCCATACATAGCGGTGGATAGTGCTGGTTACCCTTGGATTGGTTATCATAAATATGTATCAAGCGAAGATGGAGGGTATGCTTACGTTACCAAATCTTCAACAAGCGATGGGACGTGGAGTACAGCATCGGGATTTCCTTATCAGCTTTACTCGCAGTGGGGATGCTGGTTTGTTATTCCAGTTGCTTTGACAAATCAGAAAATGTATATTGTTTATGCTCAAGAGTCAAATCGAATATATGGAAAATTATGGACAGGTTCCTGGGGAAGTGAAGAAAAAATATTTGATGATGGTGTAGCTTTAAATCTCGGTGTAAGTGCTGTTAACGTGAACGATGACGTTTACCTCGTTCACCTTTCAGCGTCGCAAAATTTGCAGTGCAAAAAAAGAACGTATGGTTCTGGCTGGGGAAGTGTTGAATCTGTCCAGTCCTCCGTAGGTTATTACTCTAAACCAGCATTAAGTTCAGACTCTTCAACGGGCACAATTTACTGTTTCTGGGTCGACTCGAACCATTTATATTATAAGAAACGTGCTTCTGGAGTATGGGACTCCTCTCCAACAGATTGGGTGTCAGAAACTAACCTTTGGGAAACTCAAACGGCATTTTACAAAGACTACGGCAATTACATAGGAGTAGCCTATACTTCTGGTTCAAAAAGTCCATACAACGTGAAATTCGCTTACCTAACTCTGGCTGCAGGGGAGATAGTTGAAAAAGATTTCGCTGATGGCGTTATTGGAGCAGATGTTTTTGGAATTCCGTTTAGAGCGATGCCTTTTGCAGATTCTGGTGCTGGAACGGATGCTTTTGGAATTCCGTTTAAAGCTATGAAATTTTTAGATTCGGGAAGTGGAATTGATGTTTTTCAAATATTTAAGTCAATGCAGTTTTCTGACTCTGGACAAGTGACGGATGCCTTTCAAACACCGTTTAAAGCAATGTTGTTTGTAGATTCTGGTGCTGGAGTGGACGTGTTTATAGTTCCTTTTAAAGCCTTAAAATTTTCAGATACAGGACAGATAGCTGATGTGTTTGTGATTCCTTTCAAAGTCTTAAAGTTTACAGATGCAAGTGAAGGTGTAGATGCGTTTAATATCCTCTTTAAAGCTATGGGGTTCTCAGACTCGGGAAGCGGGATTGACGTTTTCGCTCTTTTACGTGAACTTGTGTTTTCTGATAGCGGACTTGCTGAAGACGTTTTCATCCAAAAGCTTGTAGGATGGCTTGAGAAGGTATTCAATGACGCGGGACAGGGAATAGATGCATTCACTATTCTATTTAAAGCAATGAAGTTCTCAGATATCGGTACCGGAATGGACGTTTTCTCTCTTTTACGAGAGTTAGGGTTTTCAGATTTAGGAACTGGCGCCGATGTATTCTTAATTCCATTTAAGGCATTGAAATTTTCTGACTCAGCTCTTGGAAGCGACGCCTTCCTCGCCTTGCTGGGGAAATCTTTTGCTGACAGCGGCTTAGGTGTCGACTCATTCTTAATTCCGTTTAAGAGTCTAGGCTTCTCCGATTTAGGACATGGAAGTGATACTTTTCTGGTCTTGTTATGGAAGACTTTTGCAGATGCCACTTTGGGTTCAGATGCCTTTACCAAAGAACTTGTCGGATGGCTTGAGAAAACTTTTGGTGACACGGGACAAGGCGCTGACGCGTTTCTTATTCCATTCAAAGCATTAAGATTTTCAGATTCTGGTCAAGGAGTAGATGCGTTCATAATTCCATTTAAAACACTTCAATTTACAGATGTCGGACAGGGAGCTGATGTCTTCTCAAAATTCATTACCTTTCTGAACAAGGTGTTTTCTGATGCGGGATACGGAAGTGATGCTTTTGCTATTCTGTTTAAGGCGTTACATTTCAGTGATGTCGGGCAAGGCGTAGATTTATTTAACATACCTTTCAAAGCTATAATGTTTACTGATGCTGCGTTAGGAACCGACGTCTTTCTTATTCCTTTCAAAGAAATGAAGTTTTCAGACACAGGCCATGGCATTGACACTTTTTCAAAGTTCATCACGTTCTTGAACAAGGTGTTTTCCGATGCAGGACATGGCTCGGATGTCTTTGTCATACCATTTAAGACTTTAGGTTTTTCTGATTTAGGACATGGAGCTGATTTGTTTTTCGTACTCCTATGGAAAGGTTTTTCAGACACAGGTTACGGCGTAGAAACCTTTTCTAAGGAAGCTTTTATCATTGCATTACTTCGAGCGTTAGTGACACTGAAGGCTGATTCAGGCAAAGTAACTTTAATCGGAGATTCTGGGAAAGTAACACTGGCAGGTGACTGAATTGATTGTTGTCGAAATGGTTCGAAACGATTTAAATCCCTCAATAGAAGCAACGCTCACGCGGAAAGACGGCAGTATTGTTGACCTTACAGGATGCACAGCAAAATTCCACTTGAA